AGATGAAAGACCAACGTCTCTATAAAATGTTTAATGAAGAATTAAAGAATCGTGGCACGACGTTTGATAAGATGCCAGAGGATGAGATGGAAATAATGTTTAATGAGATATTTGAAAAGTATTTAGATATGATTCAGAATGAGAAAAGAGATTTATCTTTATTTGGATTAGGTAAGTAATATGGCACAGTTTGAGGCAGGCGACCGGATTAAGATTGGTACGGCTTTGAATTACAATACCGTAGCTGAGTTAGATGTTATTGAATCGGCTATGAAGAGGTTAGAGATTACATCGTCTGACTTGGTTTTTATGACGTTAAAACTATTATCTGACATTGACCAGATACAAGAAAACCTTGACAACCAAATGGGGACTGATCAGGGTGCTTTGAATAAGGCTGGTCCGTTGGCTTGGAGTGATTATAAGTTTAAGCCGATGATTAGTTTGTTGAGAGAAAAAGTAGAAAAGTTAGGGAGGATTTTGGATTTAGTTCCTGATTTTACCTCACTGGATAATTTGTCTAAACAATATGGATTGTCGGGGTCGGTTGTGGGGAGATTGGGGAGGAATTAATACACTAAAAACCAGGTAGATTATTTGTTTTCTGCCTGGTTTTTAATTAATAAAATAATCTTATCAGCTAATCCTTTCTAAATCCGGTCTGATTTTCTCGTTGTAAAAATCTTTCCATCTCTCCTTAAACGTCCGATCATAGTCTTTTTCATAAGCCAATAATTTAAGCTGTTTCCGTACCTCTTTGGCTGACTCAGATAATCTTTCCTCATCACGCCAAACATACGCTATCCACGTCATAGCCAGCATCCCTTCAACTTCTTTGATTAGTTCATCTTTGGTTGAGGCAAAAACATATAATGAAATCGTTGGATCGGTTGCTGTTAAGAGGTCGCCGCTTCTAGCTATGGTGACTTTATATGGTTCGTGGAAGTGGATTTTTTTATCTTTGATCCGTACTTCTGTGATGGTTATTTCTGGCATAATATTTTATTAAATTATTTATACTTCCCACAAAAAAGGAGCCGGTTAAGGGGTTTGAGTAGCAACTGCGCAGAAAACCCCGCTAAGACTCCTTTTTTGTGGTGCAAAATTTCATTACTCTGCTCTTATTACTCTGTATGAGTAATTACCAGATGTCGAATGTCAACCAACTTTCGTTAATGACTTTAGGGCAGGCAGTAAATCCCGTGATCTACGTCCCTTGGAACTCGGAAGGGTCCCTTTTGTTGCCTTTTTGTTTTAAGTTTTAATGCTATTTGCATTGAGCTATTATAGTTTCAATGAGTTTTGCATTGAATCAATTATAGCATCCCTAATACTTCGATTTGGTCTTCACTACTAGAATTCAAATAGTTTCAATGAGTTTTGCATTGAATCAATTATAGCATCCAACTCCACAGCCAACGGCAACACCAGAACAGAAAAGTTTCAATGAGTTTTGCATTGAATCAATTATAGCATCCAATCAGAACACAATTCTAATGATGTATTAGAAAGTTTCAATGAGTTTTGCATTGAATCAATTATAGCATCAATCGAAGCAAGCCCCAACCCACGCCGTCTGGTTTTTCTTGTTTCAATGAGTTTTGCATTGAACCAATTATAGCATCATACGAAAACAGCTATCAAGGCGTTAACCAAAATTGTTTCAATGAGTTTTGCATTGAACCAATTATAGCATCTGGTCATCAATAATGTCTTTATGTAAGAAAATATGTTTCAATGAGTTTTGCATTGAACCAATTATAGCATCTGCGGTCGCCTAAGATCAAGTCACAGAAAAAGGTCTACACCCCAAAAGTGCGGACCTAATATCAAAACCCGATCACAACCTACCCAAACAAAGGACCAAACCCCTTAAACGCAGAATTATCAACGGGTGCGGATGGTTTATTTTTCTTAACCCGTGAAGCCTTTGCTGTATCAGCCTTTGACTTAGTTTTCTTTTTGGTACTGGATTTTACACCTACCGATCCGCACGATTCGCTAGATTGTTTAACTAAAAACTCTTGTTTTCGAGTCAAGATATGTTCTCTTAGCGGATTATCTTTAGCGTGAGGATGGTCAATAGTCAGCGATTCTTTGGTCAATATCTCATACCCTTTTTGTAGGATAAAATTAGCCGCCTTAGCATCCCGATCAAAACTTTCATTGCAGTTAGAACAGGTTAAAATTCTACTCTTATTTTTCCGTTGCCTTTTGAGTGAATGACCCGTGTCTTTATTGCCACATACAGGACAAGTACAAGAAGTGTAAGCACTTGGCACTTTAACTAATTCACCGCCTGCTAACTTCAATTTATCACTTAATCTACTGGTAAACCTGCCAATACTCCTATCAGCAAAAGACTTATTTAATCCTTTCTTAGCACTCGCTCCATTAGGCAAAAACTTGCCTGATTCATCCTGTTTAGCGTTTGGTTTACTCCTTAATTTGTTTCCTTGTAACCCGTCCTCAATTGCCACTAAATTATAATTGCGGGCTAACCTAGTCGTGTGGTATTCAATGAACTGTTTACGTTGCAACGCCGCCTTTTCTTGTAACTTAGCAATCTTATTTCTAAGGCCAACAATTCTGTTGCCAGATAAATTAATAGGTAATCTATGAAGCAAAGACTGCCATTGATTGTTAGAAATAATTTCCATTGCTTTTGATTCACTGGAGATAGACAATAACTTAGATGCCTTGTCTTCGGAAATATTAGCAAGTTTTTTGATGTCATCCGTGGTCCTACTCGGATCATTAAGCCATATTATTAAATTCTCTTTTTGCTTGTGGATGACTTGACTTTGCAATTTAGCAAGAGTCTTTTCTATCCTTTTATAGAATCGTGGCATCTCAATAGTGTTACCACTATCATCTGTCATGTAGTGTATTAATCCGGGGTCTAACCCGATCATCTTGTCAGGCTGTTTTGTGGATGGTTTCTTGTTTTGAATAGGTCCCGTCAAGTGAACTTCAAACCCCCTATTTTTCTTTACTATTTTAATCACAGTCACCTTTGGAATAGTCCCGTCATGGTTTCGCCAAATCTTACTTATGCCTGGAGCGATCAAAGTATTGTTTTTATTTTCCCCAAAAGTAGTAGAACAAAAACCAGAGATAGTATCATCAGGATTGATTTTAATACACCCATCCGGGTTAGAATTCTCTATACTTTTTGGCGTATTCTTTTTGCCCCTGAATTTAGGTTTGCCACCATCCCCTTTTTTAAATGATTCAAAAGACATAGAAAGATGATTGCAAAAAGAATCTAATACTTTTTGATTTAGCTTGGGTAACCCGTTTTGACCGTTTAAGATTCTATTTAATACCTCTTGTGTTTCTAATCTGAATTTAGAAAAATGTTCATTCCTAAACTTAGCAGAAATAGCTTTGTTGCTTGCCTTAAAGAGAAAACCAAACACAGGATTAATAAAATCAATGCCGCCGTCATTCTCCCAATAATGATAACTGATGGGGCAAGAATAACCATAACCGCCTATCCATCCATTATCACTTTCCTTGGATGACTCCAATTGTTTGACGATCCAATTACTGGCACGATCCACAAGATGACAACACGGGGCGAAGTAACCCCAATTATTTTTATACCCAATTTCTAACGGGACTGTTGCAAAATCATCTTTAGAGTCGATTTTCTCTTTGTTGTTTTCATCTCGTGAATAACATCCATTATCCAAAAAGTAACGTGAATACGACCAAGGAATAGGGCTACAATAATCGCCTTCATATTTTTTTATTGCTTTAGCCGATAGCGGGTTATAGGCACGGTAATCATTAGTAAAATCTATCTCACCTAAGCAAGCATTCCATGCCTGCCTTTCTAATTCTACCCAATGATCAAATATTTCTACTTGATTAGGAGTCAAGAGAACTTTGCAACACCTCGTCTCTTGATGTATTTTTTCTGATTCTTTTGCCATATATTTTCCTTTGTATGTATAACAAAAATGTAACACAACCAGACAAAATAAAAACAAAAGCCGTGCCATCGCCACAAGTACCAATTAAACCTATCAGCACCAACCAAGCTAAACCCACGCCAAATCATAAACCGAACCCGTACCAAAAAAAGATGAGTCCTACTGGCCCACTAACTATTTTTATAGATTTGTAGGATATTATATTTGTAGAAATAATATTTTATTAACCACAGTTAACGGAAAATAAACCAGACAAGATTATTTTGTTTTGTCTGGTTTATTTGTTGATTCAATCTATAGGGATACGTCAAAAGATACGACAGAATAATGAATATAATCGTGTAGTTTTAATGGGTATAGTATAACGGTATAATGACTGTGACAGCAACATCTGTCACAGTCACAAGCCAATTATTTTTAACAAAAAAACAATAGATCATTGAGAGGGATTTTGATTCTTGAAAACGATTGCAAGTCAAAAAATATCTGTTATAATAAAAAAGAAGTCAGAGGGTTCTCTGACTCGTGTAAACATTAAATAACATCATGACAGAAAATAATCAAAATGGCAACCCGTTGCCAGAAAATTCTCTTGCCCAAATTTTCCACGTTTTAGGGTTAAATATCTCTGATTTTGACTTAACAGAAGACGTGCTAATCAAGGCACAGCTAACTAAAGAGACAGCGAAAAAACTGTTAAAATTCAACACAAAAAACCGGCCCATAAAAAAGAGAGGTGTTGATTCTTTTATTAGGACTATCAATACGGGACATTATATGTGTGGAAAAATGTACACTATTGTCTTTGACACTCAAGGCATTTTAGTCAACGGACAACATCGGCTAACAGCTATCTCTGAATCAGATATAAATGAGTTAGACCACTGGTTTATACTGAACGCTCCAGATGACACCCGAAAAAACATTGATGACGTAAGAAAAAGAAGCGTCTCGGATAACTTGAATATGGAAGGATTGAGTGGCGGCAAGTTTTGGCCTGCTATATACACGGGAGCATTGAGAGGGCAAAGTCTTCATATTCCTAATAAAACTACATGGAAAAGAGCTTCTTGCCCTTTTGACCAACGCAGTATTCCTACTACTGACGACATATTGGATGTTTATCAATGTCACAAAGACGCTTTTGATTTTGTTGTGGATATTTTTCACAATAGAGATAAAGAACAAATGAGCGTGCCTATCAACCCTAGAAATGCCAGTGTTAACGGTGCTTTTCTTCGTGCGTTTTACCATGAAGACACTCAGCTTTTGCGTGACTTTGTTTATTTGCTTTTTAAACCTTATCTGTCAGAAGAAGACGAAGCGATCTTCACTGTTCAGCAAAGGACTATCGTCCATGTCTTTAGAGATCAATGGGCTTATGACAGAAGGGGGGACAAGGGAAAAAGGGATTCAAAACTTTATCTTTATGCTTTAACAGAAGAGGCTATTAACAAGTTTTGCCATCCATCCTCTGATTCTGGAGCAAGGCAAAACAGATTCAAACCTACTTCTATCGAGTTGTACCCTGTTGCTGATTTTGATCGCCGTCCACTTAAGGAAAAAGAATTTGTTTCTCCAAGAAAGAAACCAGGTGTATTTAGATCAGAAAGGATAACCAAACATTCATCCGAGCTACCTACAAGCACAGATTACGACCAGGAGTATCAAGACGATGAAAACGTTGCATAATTAAATAACCAAAAAGAAAACCAGCCTATTATCCAAGGTTGGTTTTCTTTTTGTAACATCATATCAAACCGCCAGAGCGATATTTTATGATATAATTAAATAGTAAAATCCCCTCGTCGGTTGATGCTATCAACATCGGGACCGCAGGGGAAGTAACCTAAGTGAGAGGTCACATGAGTAATTTATCAGTATTCCGGTTTGATGGTCAAGATGTGCGATTCGTAGGGACACCTGATAAGCCTGAGTGGGTGGCTCAAGATGTTTGTAATATTCTAGGTATCCAAAACGCAAGCGACGCAATTAAACGATTAGACGACTATCAAAAGGGTGTAGCTAGTATCTATACCCTTGGTGGAAACCAAAAGATGGTAACAGTTACAGAAGCTGGACTTTATGCTTTGATATTCACCAGCCGAAAATCAATAGCTAAAGATTTTCAGCGATGGGTATTTGAAGAAGTATTACCCGCTATCCGTAAAACTGGACAATATAACTCAGGCGGCCGAAAAAACATAGTATGGTTTGATAGATACCAGATGTTCAAAGAGCGTTCTAAAATCCCGCCCGGTTATTTTTCCATCTTTGGAGAATTAAGTCATACTTTGATTTCTGATTTTGAATCAGCAGGTTATGTCATGCCAGATAATTCAGGAATAGATATTTCTGCTGGTAAAAGATGGTCTGATTATGTTGAAAGTAAATACCCTCACGTCGAGAAACTCAGGATGAAATATAAACATCATTATCCCGACCAGCGAGGGGTTCGAGATGCTTTTATTTATCAAGATTGTTTGTTGGCTGAGTTTAGGAAATGGATGGAGTTTACCTATAAGATTAATCATCTCTATACCTATCTAAAGAAAAAAGACCCCAGAGCAATAGGGATATTAAGCGAACTATTACAGGTGCAACTATCAGGTAATTTATTTGATTTGAAATTACTCAACTAAACAAAAAGAAACCAACCATGGAAACTAGGTTGGTTTTGTCGCCTCGTAGCATCTATATCTCAAAGAATAATAACACATCATGTTAAAATAGGTACATTCCTAACAGTTAGACACCTGGGTCACTCCAGGCTTTATCATTAAAAAATATGACAGAAGAACCCACAGAATATCTCACAGCCGAACCAATCGAATCACCCGAACCAGAAGAAAAAGACTCGATCCGCCGCCGGATCACGATCAGAGATGACGTTTATAAACGGTTAAAAATAGCATCAAAGAACCGGCATGAAACACCTAACCGGATTGCACAAGATGCTTTTAAGTGGTATCTAAATCAAGAAAAACTAGAAATGTGATATAATTCTAAGGTTAATTTCTTGTTGTTTTTACCTTTGAACAAACACCTATCGGCGAGTGATAGGTGTTTTTATTTGTGGTAAAATAAATATTATTTATTATAAAAAACATGGCAGAAAAACTTATTATTATCACAGATGACTTACTAGACGAATCAGACTTATTAGCAATGGCTACTATCTCCCAAAGTGAAGTAAATAACATCGCTAAAGAATTAGAAAAAGAATTACCAAAGGAACTAAAAGGAATCACTAATGCAATTCAGCAAACTATACGGGAAATATAAGAATAATGGAAAATTTATACCACCAGCAACTATCGAGAAAAGTGAGAAAACTATTACTTCCTCCACTAATCATCGCATTGATATTCTCAACGACGATTTGATCGCTAACCGTATTTCACTCCAGAAGTGGGAAAAGGAATTTGCCAAGGAATTAAAAACACTCCATGTAAAGCGGGCGTTGATCTCTAGGGGTGGTAAGAATATCGCTACCCCTGAAGACTGGTTAAGTATTGGGCGTGATTTAAAGTCTGAATATAAATATTTACATCAGATGGCGGTAGAGATTAAAAATGGCACGGTATCGCCGGCACAATTAAAAGCTAGGACTAAACTTTATACTGAGAGGTCAAGGTTGGCCGGTGAAACGATGAAACAAGCCAACGCTAAAGAATCTGACTTGGTGTACATGATGAGGAAATTAGGGGCAACGGATCGGAATTGTGGGGAATGCTTGAGTTATGCTTCGGCGGGGTTAAAGCGGATTGGTGAACTACCTTTGCCGACCGTTGCCTGTTCATGCCGGGCGAATTGTAAATGTTCTGTGCAGTATTTTGGATCAAGAGTTCGGGGGTCATGACATCAATCTAAATTTCTTTGTTAGCTGGTCTGACATTATCGCCCGGTTTTTCTTGTTATCCCAATATTTCTTGTAGTGACATTTCTTATGACACTTGGAACAAAGAGGCACAATGTCTATGCCGATCCTTTCCTTTCCTAGGTTGTCATAACTTAAATGATGACACTCGGTGCATTTATCCCCGCATCCTACGCACCGATTATTGGTCATGCTGAATGTTTTTACTCTTAACGCCCGCCATCTATCTGACTGGATATAATCTCTATATTTTGTACTATGGGAATGTTGCTTAGGTTTTCTCATAATATATCGTCCTTTGTTTTTAATATTATATCATGAGTTGGACTAATAGTAACACGCTACAAGCCGGGCCGGTATCTGGTCCAGCCGGCTATGATCTATTGTTTTCGTGGGTTTGTAAAAATCTTTTGAATAAGTATTGACAATTCAAAAGTATTGATTTATATTGGTTTTATTGAAACAAGTTTAGCGACTCCGGCTTAAGGGAGAGGAAAGATAAAATGATTAAGTTTGAAGTTGGTACTGTTTATTATTCTTTATCTATAGTAAGTGATCATGTATTCGCTTATTCCGTTATTAAACGGACCGCCAAAACCGTCACCATTAAATGTTTGGCGACAAATGAATTAATCACAAGAAGAATTGAGCCTAGTTACAGAGATGAATATGAGATGGTTTACCCCGACGGCAAATATTCGATGGCATCTAGTTTAGGTGCTAAGGATACAAAAGAGCCTAGACAGGTTAGAGACATCCCAAATGAAACGCCTTTCAATCAAGATAAGTTTTTTAATGGCGTTTATCTTGACCCCGCTGTAGAGTTTTAACCTAAAATAAAAACACCTCACCGCCTTTAACCGGGCGGTTTTTTTATCGCATCGGCGATATTTTTTGTTATAATATTAGATGTAAAGTTACCCAGCATTGCAGAAACAATCTGGGTACGGCCAAATAAAATTGAGGTTTACATGGCAAGTAATATTATATCGTTTGATGGGTTCCCCGAAGAAATTAGAATGACTGAAGATGGACGTTATTCTGTTTTGGATGTGATTAAGTTTTGTGGAAAGAAGAACCCTAGAGACTCTTGGAGTGTTGTCTCTAAACAGTTTTCAGAAGTCGTCGAAAAAACCGACAGCTATAAATTCCCTGGAAAAGGACAGCAGTTTACTCCCGTCGCTGGCCGTGAAGGTATTTTATATATCATTGGTCTATTACCTGGATCAATCGGGCGAGCCTACAGGCAAGAAGCGGCGAAAATATTTTTACAATTTATTGATGCCTCTCCAGAATTAGCAGAAAGTATTATTGACCGTGCTAAACCTGAAGACCTGGAAAGAATCGAGGCAAGGTTAAAGAGTAAACAGATACGGGTTTCTTTTACGGCAGTATTACAAGATCATGGCGTTAACAGCATCGGTTATGGATTATGTACCAATGCAATTTATATACCAGTATTAGGCGGTGATGCTAAACAGATCAAGTTAGCAAAGGGACTAGGCAAGAATGACAATATCAGAGATAACCTAGACCTTTTTGAGCTGGCATCGGTTGGTTTTGCCGAAGCATTGGCTTCACGGAATATCAAAAAAGCCAATGCACAAGGGAACAATCAATGCCAGAAAATAACAGAAGAATCCGCCAAGAAAGTTCGGGCGACATTTGATTAGATACCACTAGACCCAAAACCACACTCACCCCGGCTAGTACCATCCAACTCATCCACAACCCATAACTCACCTCTTAGCACAGAAACAAAAACCATCTGTGCTATTTTCATGCCTACTTCAATTTTAAACGGGCTTAAACCGTGATTAATCAGAATAACGCCTATTTCCCCACGATAACCAGAATCAATCGTTCCAGGGCTATTTAACACTGTAATCTGATGATTTAAAGCCAATCCGCTCCGAGGTCTAATTTGTGCTTCGGTGTATTCTGGTAAAGCAATTTTCAACCCGGTCCCAATCAATCCACTTTCACCCGGCCCTAATAACTTTTCCTCCACAGAAAACAAGTCCATGCCAGCATCAAATTCATGGGCGTATTCTGGACACTTCGCCAGCGGGTGGACTTTTTGTATTTTGATATTAATATACATTTACCAAGGAATGATTATTTATTCATTACAGATGTTCTTATTATATTATAAAGCAAATTCTGTCATCTCTGTAATTAATACTAGGATAGACTTTTAGCGATTCGTTCCCTGCGTGAATGATATGCGTTCGCAACAAATACCGACGGCTACGATCAACCTTTTCCGTTAGCGTTACATTTCGTTACATTTTAAGTTGACTTAGCAAAATACATTTTTTGTCAGGCGTGCAAACCGCACCTAGTATAGATTATACCAGATCACCGCAAAGGCGAATAAAAATTGACTTTTGACTAATTTATCTCAGGTATTTTGGGGATGGTAAATAAAAAAGGACCATAACGGCCCATGATTATTTTTAAATTAGTCCAGGTGATTAAGCAATTATTCTTAGTCAGGCAGATCAAGAAGTCCACTTGTGACTAATGCTTCGGTAATACATTTTCTGAGAAAAGCGGGCCGTTCTTTGGGTGGGATTTTGTTTAAAGCGTCTTCTACCTTTTGCTGGAGTCGGATCGCAGTCATCTTTTTAGACAATCTGTCGCCAGGTATGATCAACGGCCCTTCCGCTTTGAATGAGGTTAGGGTTGCTGGACTTCCTTTGGGGTTTCTAGTTACCATTTGTTTCTATCCTTAATATATATAGTTCTCAGGTTAGCACGGTTATCTATGTTTTAAATGATAAGCAAAGATGTTGGATTTTGTTGAAGGGTATAAATAATTTATATAGATTCGTTTAGTTAAAATACAGATAACCGTGTAATAATGAAAAACATAGAAACAAATTAAAAGCGACTCCGGCTGACGGGAGAGGGAAATAAAATGAAAAACTTAAAAGTATTATTGGCCCAGTTAAAAGTAGCAAAAAAATATAACAACAAAACTAGGGTTGTTGGTCTGCTACTAGAAATCACTTATAATGAACCTGTAGTTAAACCAAATCCTGAGTGTTCTCAGATCGCCACAACCGCTAAATATTATGCTGATGTGTTTACATTTCTTTTAAACGCTGTCAACAAAGAAATCCAAAAGCTAGAGTCTCAACCCGTAATAACTCCCGAAAGAGAAAAAGCCTGTAAAATAGCAGGCGAGCTATTTATGGCAGGGACTCCAAAGGAAAAAGTAAAAATAGCCCAGAAGTTAAGAATCTGGGGGACGGGTCCCCAAGTTTGCTGGGCTGTTGACGTGATGAAAAGAAACATCGGATGGACGACCAATGCTATCGAAAAAGGGTTATTACCCAATAACGTCCAATACTTTATTAATCATTCAAAAGATTTATCTCAACAGGTATTATTAGACCCTGAAGTAATATTCTAATAAACCCGCCCTGGGTATGGCGAAAACTGCTCAAGTACAAAGAGGAAAAATGAACAAACCAGAAATACCTATCCCATCGTCAGAAATGACACGGGAACAATTAGAGGAGTCGGTTAAGCGACTCCTAAAAGAAAACGAAGCCCTGTTTAAGACTGTGACTAGTCTTAGGCAGAAGAATCAGAGATTAAAGCAAGAGTTAAATAAACTGACCAAATAAGGCATAAAACAATGACAATGACACCAAACAGACCAGACCTAAAACTTTGTGATCATCTCCTGGAATTACACAAGAGGAATAAGTCAACGAAAGAGCATATACTGTTTACTCGATTGCTTGACGAGGGCGGATTAGACTCTGAAACAGCAGAGGAAATTATTAAGAGTCAGATACTTGACCCGTCCGAAATGGAAGAAGTTAAGTTGACGAAGAAGTTTATTGAAAATATTTTGCAAATGATGGAAGAGGAAAAACAATGAAACAAGGCGATATTGTTGAGTTTACAGATAACCCTTGGCATAGCGTCTCCAAATGGGAAGTCGTATCTGTCGGGGAGAAAACAGTATCAATCTCCAAAAGATTTAAAAACGGACGACTAGCAAAACATCCTATAACTATTCCTACCCATCGAGTGAAAATAGTTAATACCTAACCGTTCCTATCCCAGCATCAAAGAAAGGAATAGAGAACACACTAAAGGCAAGAGCAGAACTCATGACCGTATCATCATGACCAGCTATTGCCTCTCTTTTTCTCCTTGTACCATTGATTGATTCTCTGAAATTAAGTAGTTCAGATTTTAACTCACAATCAGGATAAATCATCTGATCACGCTCCAGCAACAATAATAATCTATCTGTGGCGACAATCTTAGATGATTCAGTGGTATTCACAGCCTCAATCTTACACCACGGCATCTTGTTTATTAAATCCTCAAGTATTAACCGCCCGCCTGAATTAGACTCAACTCCCACAACAGACGGGCGATATTGACTCAATATTTGTACCGTATTCACTAGATTATAATCTTTGCTCTTGTTATTCTCTCTATACATCCTGACTAATTGGTATGGATTAAAACTAACATCCCAAATAGTCAAGCAGAAATAATCAGAACCACCAAATGCCGGATCAATGCCGGCTATGTATTTTCTACCTTGCATAGCGTTCTGGAATACGCCTCTAGCACCTCTTAATACTAATTCCTGTGGATAGAGTGCGTTTACTGCTTCCTCAAAGTTTAGGTCATATTCTCTCTGTAATTGAGCGTCGGTTAATTTCTGCCTGTCCTTCACTTTCTGTAAGTAATTCTCATCAGAGGCATAAACCGGGTGAGATTTCCAGTGTACAAAAAACTTACACCAATGATTATCAGTCCAATATTGGACAGGTGGTAATTCTCCTGTCCTGATGCCTCGGCAAATATTTAATATTTCTTCTGATTCGTTCCCCTCTCGTAACATCTCCCAATAGAAACCTTGTTGACCATTTGGGGTACTCATTAATATTGTCTTAGCTTTATCACCTAACATAGAAGTAGCGGGCTGTGCTGATGCGTATATCGTTTCTACCCCTTCCACAAAAGCACATTCATCAAATACTACTACTGCCACCGAAGGAATACCACGGGCGGCGTTAGGTGTTGATGCTTTAAAGATAATCCTGCCACCATTCAATAATTTTAAATCTTTTTGGTTGTTAGTTTCAAATGCTAAGTCAGGATAGGTGACAATCATATCTCTTACTCGCTTGGCGATGTCACTAGAGTCTGATTGAGTTTTGGAGAATACCACTGCAACGAAACCAGGATCGTTTGATGCCTGCCATAATAACCAGTTGCCAATAAATTCTGTGGCTCCTAATTGCCTTGATTTGCATAAAACGATACCAGAATGTTTTTCTATTTGTTCTAAAAATTGCTCCTGCCAATCATACGGAGTGAATGGTATTAACTCACGCCCCGACCGTATCTGGCATTTCTTAGCAAACTCCACCCATGATAATTTCTCTTTAGTGTCGGATGATTTTATTTTATTCTTTAAAAATCTTGTGGCTGATGCGGTCGTTAATGGCGTTAACAGCTCTTTTGTTGAACGTGAAGATTTCTGCATTATAATTATAGAAATTAATTAGTTAAAATATATCTATGATTATATGTGGAATTGATCCAGGTTTGAAGGGTGGAATAGCTATTATAGATGGCAATAAGGCGTTTACTTATCCTATTCCTATTTCTGGTAAAGATATTAATGTTTCGGCGTTGATTGAGACATTAAGAAGTCATAAAGTTGAGTTAGTAATATCAGAGCAGGTTCATTCTATGCCAGGACAGGGAGTCGCTTCTACTTTTTCTTTTGGCAAAGGTTACGGCATGGTGTTAGGTGCGGTGATGGGAGCGGGAATACCGTTAGAATTAGTAACACCTCAGAAGTGGAAAGGATCGGTATTGAGTGGTACGGCTAAAGATAAAGATGCGGCGATAGATTTCTGTACCAGACGTTATCCGCAGGTTAATTTGATTTTACCAAGATGTAGGAAGCAACATGATGGCATGGCAGATGCTTTATGTATTGCTCATTATGGGTTGCTGATTTATTTGAGAGATGTGGCGTAACAAGGTATAATAATCTCATTAGCGTTTTTGGCCGATTGGGGAGGCAGTGAACTCATAATTCACCTTAAGGCTGGTTCGATTCCAGTAAGACGCATTATTTTGTTAGCTTCGCCTCGTACTTTTGCCCAAATATTTCTACTCCACCGGGTTGAAATGCTAAGATTGCGACCGCCCTAGATAACTTGGCAAATAACCCGTCCATCAGGATAATAATGAGTATAAAGTTTGGTTATTTTCTCTAGGTTATAGCCAATACTTCTGAGGTAATTACAAAAACATTGTCCAACGCTAATATCAGGGACAGAACCTAGTGGCAAGGTATAACCAGAGTGTTCTAATTCGCTGATGATTGAATTGTTTAATTCTTCAAAGATTGAGAAATAACCAACTTCTATTTTTGTCCTAGCTTTGTAGTAAAGTAGGCGGTCATACCATTCAAGATTGTGCTTAAACTTGCCTGTTGTGGTTTTACCTGTTTCTAGTAACGTCTTAATATGCTGGTTACACCAAACATGAAACCTTGGACTAATCCACTGAGCGAAGGCTATCGCAACGAGAGGATGAACCCACATAGTTTTAATAGCAGGAAAACCTTTGGACTCTACAACAATAAGGGTTTTATTGTTTTCCTGAATTTCCAGGAGATCAGACTCCTGCAAGGCTTTCAGGTATTCCTTAGCATTTTCGGTTGCGATCCAGTTGTCAAACCTTGCATCATTAGCTTTTGCCATTTGGGTAGCGTTGACATACCCGTCGCCATCTCTTTGGGTTATACTGTTTCCTTGATATGATAAATTACTCATTGTGACCTCTCCATTTAGGTTACATCCCCTGTGGTCCCGGTATTCCAGTACCAACCAGCGAGGGGAATTTTTATATAAATATTTTACCATAAATATCGTAATTGCGATTCAATCTGCTAGAATAAAAAACAGTTTTTAATAACAAGAAACAGTGAAGAAAATAAAACAATTTGACCCCAATCAAATACCTACTGAGATAAAGTTAGTACCCGTAGAGGAATTAAAACTTTACCTATTGAATGCAAAAAAACATCCACAATCACAAATAGAATTACTAAAAAGATCAATTGATTTGACCGGGTTCGATCAGCCTGTTGTGGCGAATAAAAGGGATATGTCTATTATCAAAGGTCATGGTCGTTTAGAAGCGGCTATCCAAAAAGGTTGGCCGGTCGTCCCTGCGATAATAGTAGATGTGTCACCGGATGTAGCTGATAAGGCTAGGTTATTAGATAATAAATCCGCTGAGGGTGAATATGATATTGAGAAGTTGTTAAAAGAACTGACACGGTTTCAGGATGATATTGATGCTACTGGTTATGGTCGGGAGGAGTTAGATAAGTTATTGATGGAGTTGGAAAGTCAGACGGTGGGGATTGAGGTGGTTGAGAGTGAATATAATAGTGAGACCTTCGTACCAGAGGCAGAGTATGAAAGAGATGCCGAACCAGAAGGCATGGAACCAAAAGAACAAAAAGAAGGAGTCACAAAGGAAATAGACGTTGATTCTTTTAGTTTTAATCATCAATGTCCTAAGTGTGGTTTTGAATACAATGACTAATCCTCACGCATGGTTTTTGACTGATTTAAAATCAGTACCCCAAAAAGACATAAAAGTATTTTCTACTTTTGCCTGTGGTGGTGGCAGCACCATGGGCTATAAATTAGCGGGCTGTCAGATGATAGGTGCTAATGATATTGATCCAGAGATGGCATATCACTACAAACTCAATCACCATCCTAAATACTATTTTCTTTGTCCTATTAAAGACTTATTAAAAAAAAACTTACCACAAGAATTATATGAGTTAGACATATTGGATGGTTCCCCGCCGTGTTCTGCTTTTTCTATGGCAGGGAATAGGGAAAAAGATTGGGGCAAGAGAAAGAAGTTTAGAGAAGGGCAATCCGTTCAGGTATTAGATGATTTATTCTTTGACTATCTGGACTTAGTTGACCGATTAAGACCTAAAGTATCTATTGCAGAAAACGTCAAAGGAATGATTCAAGGTAACGCCAAAGGTTATGTCAAGATGGTATTTGACCGATACAAAGAGATTGGTTATAGACCACAATTATTTCTTGTTAATGCTGCTGACTGTGGGGTTCCCCAAAAGAGAGAACGGGTATTTTTTATTGCTATTCGGAATGATATTTCTGTTGACAAGTTGGTATTAAATCCTAAACATAGGTGGATTAGTGCGGGTGAGGCTACTAGTGATTTACAGGTTTTGACTCAGGATGAGATAGAAGAAACGCTATTCTCAAGTAACTACGACAAAAAATACTGGCATTTAACAGAAGAAGGAGAAGACTATTCGTTTGGAGTAACACGAAACGGAGAGACCAAGAGAAAATTATTTCACCATGTCAAGTTAAACAGCAAAAAACCATCTTACACTTTAGCCTCTGCCTATGATTCATTCAAACACTGGAGCAGTCCTAGAAGACTAACTTTCAGAGAATGGAAACGCCTAGGCTCCTTCCCCGACGATTACCAAGCAAGAAACGACAAAATAGGCAAATACATTATAGGAATGTCAGTACCGCCAAAAATGATGTATGAAGTGGCTAAAGCAGTTATTGAGCAATGGTTGACATAAACAAATAACGACCAGGTCCCCCTAGTCGTTATTAAAATCATTCCATCAATTCTCTTATTAATTGGTTAAGCCAATCAGACCTAGTTACCCCCTGATCTAAAGCTAAACTACTTAAAAACTCTTTACACTCCGGCTCTAGGGTGAAGGATACTTTCACTCTAGCGGCGGAGCCTTTCTTTTTGGCTCCAGAGTTGGGGCGGGGTCCCCCACGGTTTTCTGTTTTCTTTTTCATATTTTATTAGTGAATACCGGACCGGGTGAGGGTCCGGGTGATATACCTGCTAGAAGTTGTATTGATCATCTGGTTCAGGACATTCAGGCAAAAGAATATTCTTGTCTAGTCCGTCCAGTAAGTTCCAGAAATTGCCTGTAAGTTGATTTCTTTCAATCAACCTAGCAATCCCAATCAATTCAAATTTGCCTGGGTTGTGGTCCGATGCCAACAGCCGAAGGTGAGATGTCTTCTCTATGTCTAACTCAATGATGTCATCATCGGGACCGTGAATAGATTTTAGGCGGTTAAGCAGGATTACTTTAATACCTTTATTTGACAAGTATTTCTCTAATTTCTTGGCTTTATTTGCTAAAGCGTCTCTTCCTATTGTTGGTTTCATTTTTTGTCCTTTGTATTTAATATCTACATTTCCTATACTAGATTAATACTTTTGAATTGTCAATACATTTTCAAAGATATTTTAAATCTTTTTTGGGTTCCTTTGTTCTCAATGGTTTCATGGTAAAAATAAAATAAGCCCGTCCTGTTTCGGGAGGGCGGGCCAGCGAGAATTAGATCAGTGATTTAACCTGCCATATATTTCTTCAGTGCGTCGCATGGCTTAATTCCACACTCCATATAAGCGGTTTGATTACCCGCCAAAATCCAACTCTAATTGTTTAGGTTCCGGGTTATCTATCGCCTCTAATATCTTGTCAATACTTAATACCTGAGTCATCGCTTCTGTGCTTCTGTTCTGGAGTTTATCTATCGCCGATGCAAGGGAATTAAAATTACCAATCTGTTTTAATTTACTAAGTCCTGCCACCTCTTCGTCCTTCACTTCTTTGATTAGGTCTGCTGTTAACTGGCATAACTGGATCACTATACCTGTCTGAAAGTTGGCAATAGTTTTCTGTTTATCTTGCCACTCCTGTAATTCCTGTAGGTGTTTATCCTGCCAGACCTGATCGACTACATCCTGAGAATGAATATCAACGAACTGAAAAGCCTCTGACATTGACTGCCATTCTTTGCTATTAGCCCAACGGGAAATAGTGGCGATAGATACACCAAAAAGACTGGCTAACTTTTGGTAATGCCAGATTTTCGGGTTTTTGAAATGTAATATCGCACATTTTCTAATGCGGTCTTTAGCCACTATTTCCCCTTCTGTTTATTATTCCTTAATAATTATATTAATCTCTAATCACAGCTTTTCCGTTTAAAATATCCTCTAACTTTACTTTTCCGGTTGCCATGTCTTTACCAGAACGAACCGAAGCACCTTTTGTATAATTATTTTTAGTTCCCGTTGGTGTTCCCATTCCTATATTATTATTATCAGATTTAAAACAGGAGCTGTAAGATAATGACTGTTGGATGCGTTGCATTTTCCCCGCCATAGTCAAAGGCACTCCTTGAGCGTCGGTTTCTATGTTCCCGTTTTTATCCACAAAGAATATCTCATCGTTTTCCTCTTTAACAGAAGACATTATTTTTAATTCAACGTTCTCATAGGGGCTATCATCTGAGTTTTGCATATTCAGAACTTGAGGATCGCTCGGTAAAATACCGCCCGCTTTTACAAATTCAGTGAAAATAGCTTTTTTTAATTCAGCATTTTTTCTCTCTTTTCTCTCATTAGCGGCCGCCGCTTTTAGTTCTTCATTCTCTCTTTGCAATCCTGATACTACTTGTTTAGCCGCTTGTTGATAAGCCAAATCAGGAGATTCTGATCTTTTCTCTTGTGGAGTAACAACATCAGGAGTAACTGGTTTATCACCACCCAAAGAAAACAGTTCAAACTGTTGTTGTAATTGAGCTAACTGCTTCTGCTGTGCGTCCTGCTGTCTTTTTAACTCTTTATTTTCCTTTTCTAACTGTTTACCTCGGTTTCTTTCCTTAATCATCGTCATTTTAGTAACTTCTAATTGTTCCTCTAGGGAACGCTCGGCGGGTGCTTCTTCTAAGTTAGAATCGTCGGCTATTTGATTTTCTTCCATAGTGTTTTAATGTTATGATTTATCAATGATTATAATACATAAAAAGGTTATATGAGCGATACTAACAAAGATTTTCCCAATTATGAATCATTATTTTACCGTGAGGCACACAAGAAATTAGAGTTTGTAGATGATATGTACGAGGGTCGGAGTGTCTGGTATTCTCCACTTGAGGGTATTTATAATGGCGAAAAAATTATGCGTTATCTGCCCAGAGAGTCAGGGGAGCCTAGCGATCAATACCACAAAAGAATAGCTAACTCTTATTTTCGTAATGTATTTAGAGATTCAATCCAAAGTACAGCCGGGTTCCTAAACTTTGTATTAAATGAAGACGTATTAGAGTCACTGTTAGAACATAAAGACAATATAGATGGTAAAGGGAATAGTATTGAAGTCTTTTTTCAACAAGCTGATATTGCCTCTCTAAAGCATGGATTCTGCCTGATACTAATAGATTATCCCACTGAAACACCTAGCACCTTATATGAATCAAGACAGTTAGGACGACGACCTTATTTAGTGTTGATAGAGAGAAAAGATATTCCTAATGCTAGAACGAACCCTAATCTCCAATCAAGAGATAATCCAATCACCCAATTAACTATTGAGCAATCTTTAATAGTAGAAGACGGACCATTTGGGGAAAAGGTAATAGAGCAATACCGGGTGATCGGCGATCAATGGTATCAGGTATGGGAAGAAGAGGAAAACACTGAGACCCCTGTCTTGATAGAAGACGGTAAATACTCCCTGCCAGTTATGCCTATTGTTGTATATGCCTTGACCGGCGTATCTCAAAACCCGTTTGAGTCGCCCATTCCTCTTTATGATTTAGGAGAGATGCAGTTACAGCTATTTCAGAAATCAAGCAATAAAGACGACCTTATCCACAAATTATGTCCGTTCCTTCAGATAAAAGAATTAAGTCCGGGTGCTTTAGGGGATGAAGAAATAACTATTGGCTCCAATATGTACATCAAGAATTGTGAGGCATCATTTATTTCACCCGGTCCTGAAGCTATTGGTCCGATGCAGAATGACATTGATAAATTAATTGAGGCGATGAAGTTAAAAACTTTAGCGTTTCAGACTGGTAACGCCAGGACAGCTACTGCCACCGAGATTAGTAGAGACACTGCATCATCAGAAGCTAACCTGGTTAACATGGCAAAAAACAAAGAGTCAGCTATTCAGTCAGTATTTAATATTTGGGCGTTATGGGAGAATAAACCGGGTAAAGGCGGGACGGTTAAGGTTAATTCTGCTGTATTAGAAAAGCAAATTGACTTAGCTAAAGCGGAGTTATACAGAGGATTGAACGATAAAGGCATCATTAACACGGAGCAATACTTATCTCTATTAAAAGAGGGTAAATGGTTGCCAGATGATTTTGATTTGGAAGAGGAAAAACAAGTCTCGCCGTTGGCTACTGATTTGATTCCTTGGTATGACTTATTGCTTAAATATAATGTTCTTACGCCCCAATCTGTAGCTAAGGGGATTAGTGAGGGATTGGATTTGCGGACTATTTTGGGTGGGGAAGAGAGTCAAACAGAAGACATTGACAAGGGCGATTTAGTGGAAATACCTGTTGATCAGAATGGGGCTGATGTTAATTAGTCAAAAAAAAGGAGCCGGTTAAGACTCCTTTTTTTCTCTCTATTCTTTATGGACGCTCAAAAGCAGGGGCAATAACCTCCACCTCGTCACTAAACACTGTGGACCGTTCCCATCCGTCGTAATTAACAGGGATGTTCTTTATTTTTCCCGCAAAAGTCATAAATATGACTACGTTTAATCCTACCGCAGTACCAAAACTAGTGCGGTTATAAGTCCACCCTGGAGGAGCGGTAGGGAAAACAAAACCATACTCAAATTGATTTTCTGGGAGAATCTCAAGCAATCTCTTTGCTTGGGATTCCAGTTGATTCTTGATACCATCGAGTTCTGATTGCTTTACTTTCATTGTCTTGTCCTTTGTATGTGAATTTACTTGTTTAAACCTTACCAACCCAGTTGAAGACTTTAATTCAATAAACTAGATTGGCTTACCAGGCAATATCTTTTTTGCCTATAAAACTATTAAAACACAGATAACCGTATTTTACAAGAAATTAACCTATTATTCTTTTTTATGCGTTCCCTGTAAAACATAAGAAAATATTATCAATAACGTATTTATTGGGTTTGAGACATTTTGCTTCGTGTTTTGCTGTTTCAATCGGGCCTAAAGTTAAAACAATCAACCTCACCCAAGAAAACATCCTGCCTTGTGTCTAATTTCATTCGCCACGATAGCGGATCGCATAGTCCTATATCTGGTATGGCTTTGATGGCTGACAAAAAGTGTATTTAGCTAAAATAGATCAAAAAGTAAAGAAATGTAACGCCGACGGGAAAGGTACATCCTAGCCGTCGGTATTCGTTGCGAATAGCGTTCATTCACGCACCCGCCGGATCGCTAAAAGTCTTTCTAGTGTTGAATCCTAGGGATGACAGAAAATGCTTTATAATATATAATCAACATCTGTAAGAGAGAAAAAGAATAATCATCTATTGGCCTAATACATTAATTTAATCTTTGGGCCGGTCGAGTAAATTCTCTAGCAAAGAAATTACCCACGCTGTCCATCCAAAAAAGAGGACATACCCTAGGCCAATCGGAATTGGGTAGTGATGAACGTTGGTCAACTCAAAGACGACCCAAAGAAAAGTAGAACACTCGATCATCTGGCAATAGGAACAGCCGGTTAATTCTTTCAGGATTGGGTGTAGATTTGCGAGATAAGCCCTTTGATTGTCGAATAACTTGTATTCCCACATCAGCCACCTTAGACCGTAGCTACAGACAAATAAATCAAACATTCTCTTTTTGGGCTATTAACTTGGTCAACTCAACATACAAAATATCAACTTCATCCTGAGTAAGGATGACTTTACCTCCGTAATCATCAGTTAATCTGACGTTCCCAGCGGCGGTCATGCTTAACTCAGGGCAACAACTACCACGACGGCATAATTTAATTGGAGTAGGAATATTAATCATAATTAGTAGTAAATCCGTAATATCTAAGAGTGTGCATAGCCGATTCAAAGTTAAAGCCTAAATATTCTGCCGTCTCTTCGTCAAAAGGATTTTTAACCTCTTGACCGGCAAGCACAACCCAATACCCGGCAGGACCACGAAAGAAGACTTGACTATTAATAAAGTTTTTAAATTCTTCTTTGGTGGGGGGTAGATGTCAGGTAAGATTGCAATATTTCTACTTTACTAGGTTTCTTTTTTCTCATTGTCAGATTTGTACCCTAAAAAGATTAAATAGTCGTATGATTCTTTGTAGTTGGAGCCTAAGTAAATACCTTCGTCCCCAATATGTCTTGGGTAGCTCCAGCAAAGATACCATCCGTTATTAGGCCTAAACTCCACGTAGTTAAAATCAAAAGCATCCTCGTCCTGTTCTCCTAACAAGCGATTTAATAATTCAGTCTTATTCATGGTGATAATTTAGCCTTCCCTAATCTATTTTTCTGATACCATTCAGCAACTTGCGGGACCCACTCCTGAAAGTGATTCCACATCAACTGACATAATATTTGTATTTCTAGTTGTGCATCTTTTTTAGATCGTAAATCCAAAAAGTGCATAAGACTACGGCAATTAAAACTAACAACAAAATGTTGCCTATAATCAAAAGGTAGTTTACCTCTGGCGTGTTCCTCAGACATTCCATACTCATTAATATCTCTATAATATCGTTTAGCCGATTCCATGCACCACAGCAAATCATTTACTCTTTGTTCTTCTGAGTAATGATACTTTTTGCCGCTTCTGTCAGAATAATCACCGACGGGCCTCAGGTAAAAAACTGATTCAATATCTTTATCGCCGGTGGCAACTTCTAATACTTGGTCTGATGTATATCGAAAACTTTGCACATCAAAACTAGCTATCCTATGTCTGGTAGCCTGTTGCATGACTGAGTGGGGGAAGTACCCACAATTTAAAATAATATTAATATGCTCCAGAGGACCCCAATGTCCTCTGTCACCGGCTAATAATCGGTTGACAATTATTTCCCCACACTTTTCTTCACTTGGCATTGATTCGTTAATAGCCACTAATTCAGATGAATAATCCTGGTGCATCGCTAAGTATGCGGACTGTTGTGGGTTAACGGTTTTGGCTATTGATTGGACGGTAAAATATTTATCGGTAATCATTCGTCAAAAATTTAATATCTGCCACTATTCTAATACGAAGAAAGACAAGAATCAATCACCCTTATTTGCAAACAATATCCATTAATTTATCTATCGTCTCTTTCCCCGGTTCCCCATGAAACGGCACGCCATCAGTCTTTTCAGCATAGAATAATTCACCGCCCGATGTAATGCCACTAATCTCAATTAAATAATCTTTAGTATCACAATCAATCCATCCTAAGAAATCATGATAATTAGAGCTATTAGTAACAGGCAATTGAATCGTCCGATAGATAAATTTAAAATGTCCTGGTGATTTATCAGGTCGGGGCTGCATCCATATTCTGGTTACTCTATCTTCTTCTTGATGAAAGTCTAACCATTGTTGGTAAGGGGATGTGATTGAGGCAGCGAGGATTGCCACAATAAAATTTAATACACGCATCGTTTATTATTAATATGATACCTGTCACTATTTTAATATAGTGATAGGCACTAATCAACTGATACTAAAAGAGGCAGCTAACATGAAACTATCCACAATTATTTTATCATCAATTATTGCTTTAGTTCCGTTGAATGTTTTGGCACAAGGAAATTGGCAAGGATACCCTCAATGGGCAAGGCAGCGGTCTAATCCGCCTCAGTTTGTAGTAGTAGGGGATGACTCGATAGATGTGTTTTTAGTTGATAGAAAATTGATACATCTAGGTGGCGAGAAATATGGTTTCATAACTAGAGAACAAAGAAAACAAAGAAGTAAATCTTTATCGTTTGACTATTATGAGTTTTATGGTGTTATCTCTTGTAGTAATGGAGAATATGACTTGATTGGGTTTGTAACAGGTGACAGTAGGGGCGGAGTAGAATGGTATAAATATTCTCCAGACCCCTTATGGCGTTCAACTACATTGCCGGATTCTCGCCATATAGATTTTATTCATAGACGAATTTGCCCTAAAAGTTAAAATCTATTTTTATTCGCTTTTGCTAAATCAGTCAATACTTTTCTTGCATCGCCTGTCGGGTCGCTAGAAATAATAGTAACGCCACCATAATTAACATTAGTAGTATTCTGTTGAGTCCCTGGTCCTGTGGGTCTTCCTGGTCCTGCGGGACTATTTGCATATTCTGGAGTCGCTTTTGGCGTTGTATTTTGGCTTGGCTGTCCTTCTGGTACGACTACAGATTTAAGGGCTGTGATCAAATCTTGCATCGCAGTAGTATTTTTCCTGGTAGCATCGTTAGCATCTATCAATAGCTCATTGTTTAAGTCTAATGGCTGATAGGTTGCTTCTTGTGTCTCAGGAATATTGGCTATATCTATTTTCCCAGGTGTAACATCTTGGGCAATGTTTCTAAATAGATTATCAGTGCTACCACCTTTAAGCATAGCCTCTACTTCCCTATTTAAATCAAAACTAGGTGCATAACCAAAACGTTTAGGCTCTCCTGCTAATAACTCGTCCACATTTTTTCCAGCAAATCGAGGTGTTCCAGGATATTTAGCGGGGTCTCCTTCTGGTTTATAACCGGCTTCTGCACTACGTCTTCTGGTTTCATTAATGGCATTAGCATTGTCTATCTCTTGGTTGTATCGCTCCATTGACTGATTAACACCTAATGCAGACTCGGCACTTTTACGTCTGTCCGCAATCCCTGTCAAGTTTGATGTGGCATCTTTTACTGCTTGATTAGCGTCCGCTTCGTTTTCTGTCCCCTTAGCCTGTAAAGCCAACATCTTAGCCTGAAGAAGAAGTGCCTCGCCTTGCAGTTGCAACTTATCAAACTCTATCTGCAATAAAGTCTTTTGCATATTCTGTTCAGCGAGTAAAGAGTCCATCTTTTGATTAGCCAATGTCTCTTCTAATCTTAGTCGCTCAGAGTACATCTTTTTAATGTCTATATTTTTAAGGCTATCAATACCTGTGTTAGCTTTTAATTGTTCCTGTAATTCCTTCATTAAGATAGGATTTTCCGTAGGATCAGTGACTTTTTCTGTGCCGTTAATTTGATCAAACAAATCAATGCCACGGTCTATAATACCGCCCCGTTTTTCTAGTACATTTGTCCTAGAACTGTTGATGGCTTTATTTAATTCGTTGATACTGTCTAATCGTTCTTTCTGTTTGTCCAGGTATGAATTAGCCGTTTTTAATTTGCTATTAATCGTGTCCTGAATCTTGGCATATTTCTCAGCCGCTAACGTCCCTTTATGCTCTAATGCTAACTTTGTTCTTTGGGTATCATGCAATTGATTCATTGAGTGTCCTTGTTGTAGGACAACAGAAAGACTCTCGTTAGCTAAACTTAACTGTTGCTGTGCCAGGGCAATAGCATCACTATTACCCGATTGATTAGCTATCAACGCAGTATTTTTAGCCTGTAATACAGCCAATCTACTTTCGTTTTCGGCTTTGCGTTGACCTAATATTTCTCTTTGCTGTTCTATCTCTAAATTACGGACATTGGCTTTTAATTCGATGTCTAATGTTTTCAATCGTTTAGAGGTAATAGCGTCATCAAACTGAGAGCGAGACTTAACAGATTCAATGGATGACGAGCCTATTTCATCGCTTAAAGTTTTAACTCTCTCCATTGATACAATCTCATTCTCTAAACGTTTCTTAGTTATTTCGACTAAAGCCTGTTGTATCTTATGTTGAGAGTCAATTACGTTCAACTGGTTTTCAATTGCTTTATTCTCTAATTGAGTGGCGTTCAACATCTGTTTTTTGTACTCTAGCGACTGGCTTAATAGATTCAATCGTTTAGTTAAAACAGCCTCGTTTAACTCTTGTTCTGTCGCTAATATCTTATCTTGTAGGTCTTTGGTGGGGTTGAGAATACCTTTCATCCCCACAAGTTTGCTTGTTAAAGATGTAATCTGTTGGTCCTGACCTGTATTAGTTTCTTGATTGTTAAAGATAGAGCTAGTTAAGTCGCTAGTCCCGCCTGATACTAACATCCCACTTAATTGTTCGGGATTGTTTATCTTCGCCTTAATTGCATTTAGTTTATTAAGTCTATCTTGTTTTTCTAAAGACTTTTCAATAATGCTTATCTTTTCTTGTTCATTGGCTTTTAATACAGCCAATTCTTGTTCGGCTACCGATTGATTAGCTTGTGCAATTTCCAGGTTAATAGTACGTAATCTTTCTTGGTATTTCTCGGCAGATAATTCTTTTTTAGCGAATGCTTTTTGTACTTGAGATAAAGAATCTTGTGCTACATCTACCGCCTTCTTAGCATTGTCTAAACCTATTTCTGCGGATTGACGGTTAATAGTAGAATCAGATACTTGCCCCGACATTTGAGATTGTGCTAATTGAGTTAATGCTTCAGCGTTTAATATGGCATTTTTATTATTAGATACATCTCGCATTCTATCCAACATAGCCAAACGATAGTCTTCAATCGCCCGCATCCGTGCCATTTCTGCTGTGGCTAATTGAGATTCTTGCTGTGCCTGAGTGATTAATAATTGGCGTTTCTTTTGGATGTATTCATTTAATAATAAAGGACCTTTTCCTCCCGCATAAGCCTCTTCTAATTCAGACAACTCTGATTTAGTGTTTTTAAGTTGGTTTTGTATTTCTACTAATCCATTTTTGGCTTGAGCTAATGACTCGTTATTGGTTAAGAACTCATCAGTCCTAAACTTACTAATAGAGTTTTGTGTGATAGCTTTTGTTCTGCCAGAATTAGCTATCTCTGTATTAGCATCACGACTTTCTTTGATTCGTTGTAATGCGTTCATTCTGGCTTGAGATACAGCCCTAATATAGGCTATCTCTTGCTCAACTAATTGTTGTTTTAGTTGTGCGTCTTCTGTTAATAACGCCCGGCTCTTAGTTGTATATTGTTCTAAACTTTCCTTCCCTTCAAAGTAAGCCTGTTTTAGGCTCTTCATTGCTAAGGCATTATTCTCTATGTCTTTTTGCACTTTGATATATTGCATCCCGGTTGTCTTCACATTAAAAGCGTCTTCTGCTCCTAAGTCAGACCGTAACCCTCTAGCCAATACGTTATTTGCTCCGGTCGTAGCATTACTTAGATTCCGTTGGTCTAGTTGTTTTATTTCATCTATAGCATCTTCATAGATAGCTAGATAATGGGCTTGTCTGGCTTGTCTGATGTTGTAGATGTCCTCTACTGATTGTTTTTCTAAGTCGAGGTTTTTTAACTTTTCTTCTCTCAACGCTGCTTCAGAATCTAGTGCCTGTTTTAACTTCTCTTGCCCCTCACCGCCATATAACTCTGCTAGTTGTGTTATTTCCTCACTTGTTAATTTTCTCTTTTTAATAGCCTCTTGATTGGCGATCAATTGATCTGCTGATGCCTTTGTTGGATTTAATGCCAAGTCTTCTTCTAGTTTTGCTATAGTAGATTTTCTTTCTTTTAACATCCGCTGAGTGTGGTTATAGTTTTCCTCCGCCGTTCTTAGTCCTGTATTTGTAGTATTAAATCGGTCAGTACTAAATCCTTTTACCTGTGCTTGGGCTATGCCTTTTAGCTTGCCAGTATGGATATCTCCTATTCTCTTTTCGACAGAAGAAAATGCCACACTCAATTCCATCAATGCCATAGCTAACTTTTTAGTATTACTAATAGCACCTGATTTAGCCGTAGCTTCTGCATAAGAGTCAAGTGTCTTTTTAGTGTTAGCTATTTCCGCTCTGACCAAACTAATACTAGATTTATCCATACCTGGTTTTTGCAATAAAGCGTCGGCTTCTTTTCTGATCTTTTCATCTGGAGATGATTGGTTTATTAATGCTTTTTCATAATCACTAATTATTTTTTCATTATCTTTTAATGACTGTTTTAAACCCTGTTCGGAGGCATCTAGTGGATTAATTAAATCCTCTTTGTTTTTCTTTAATCCTTTTATTTCCTCTGATATTGCCTTAGCTGTATTAACATCAGCAGGGTCTAAGATTGCTTTTTTAGCCTCTAATAAACTAATTTGTTTATCTATATCAGATATTGTTTTTAATACCCCTGCACCGCTGATATTGTAACTTTCTAATGCTGACTGAATTGGCTTAAAGAAAAGACTGTCTGATTGTTCTTGTCTTTCCCCTCTCATTATCATATCTCTATAGGTGGCTTCTTGTACCCCGCTAATGTTAACGATATTGCCCGTGTTAAAGTTTTCGTACATTGCATCAACTTCTTCTGGTGTCATCTCAGCTTTTCCTTGCCGTTTTCTTTTCGCATTCAGTCTCTTGATAACGTGTTGAGCTTGGTCGGGGTTTATAGATAAAAAGTCAGTTATCCAGTTTCCTGTTTTAGTTATCTTGTTTCTATTTTCTACCTCTGGCAGCACTACCTTTACGTCCTTAGAAGAAACACTTTCCATTGCCTTCTTTACTCTCTTTGCGTTTGATTCAACGTTGTCAGCCCACACTTTATACACACTATGTTTGTTGCTAAACTGCATTTCCCATGCCTCTATCATCTTAGTAGCCTGACTCATGACCGCCCATGCCACTAATGCCTGTGCCATTATCACTGCGATACTTTTCGCTATTCCCATTAAAAATGCCTTCAGCGATATTCCTGTAGTAGTTAGATAAAGTGTTACCCCAGCCCCAAAAAGACTAATAGATTCGGCTAATGTTTTTAAAAGAGCAACTGTTCCCACAAATTTAGCCAACGGCCAAGCACCTATCAATCCAGAGACAAGCTGATTTACTACTGTCATTTTCAGTAAGCCAAAAACGAATTTCCCTGCTTCGATTCCCGCTGATGCTATTCTTACCCCAAAGTCAAAAAGTGGCGTTAACGCTTTTCCTGCAGCTAATTGAACTTCTGTCACTTGGTTTTTCAGCCTATTTAAGTTAGCAATAGATGTAGTCACCTGCCCCTCAGCAAAAGCAGACTCTTTTATTAGCTGAGGCCCAAATAGTGTAATAAACTCATTAGCTGTCAATTTACCTGTTGACATCAACTGATACAATTCTTTTTCAGTCATTTTCATTGCCCTAGCCGCCGACTGAAAAGCACCTGGTATTCTTTCTGCTAACTGCCCTCGTAATTCCTCCGCTGATACAACGCCTTTACCTGCTATCTGTGCTATAGCATTAATAGACCCGTGTATCTGCTCTGTTGACAATCCAAACGTTGCCCCCATCCTGACAATACCCTCGATCATATCGTCTGTGACCTGTCCTTCCATTGGAGTTAATCGAGTGGCAGCTGCTAACTGATTATACGAACCAACTAAAGGAGTGATTTCTACCCCGACACTGTTAGCCAAGTTTCTTAATTCCTCTAGTTTTTTAGCCCCCTCTTTTGTTCCTCCCGTGATAAACTCTAATGTTTTCCCTAATACCTGAAACTCTTGTGCCACCTTAATAGATGCCATCCCCATTTCTATTAATTCGTCTTTGTAGTCACTAATTAACTTAGCGGCTAAAGCTATTTTTGCTACAGACCAAATCTGTGCGGGACGGAAAAATCCTGGTTTATCCTCAGACCCCCAGGCAGAGTCTCTCACGAATTTAACAGCAGGTCTCGCACGTTTTTTTACATATTGACCAACAGGCGACTCCGCTACATACTTTACGATAGGGGAATTTCTTATATTTTCCTTGATGCTTTCCATCCCACCAAATAACTTTATGAAGTCAGGTTTAGCTATAAACTCTTTTATGCCTTTTGCACTTTCCTTCAGAAAAGAGAATATGCCTGTCGCTGTCTCACCTAGTACCTTCCCAAAAGGAGTATTAAGGAACATCAAACTTAACTTTCTAAAGTCCCCTGCTATCGTCCCAAATATAGTACCAAGAACATCCATGATGTCAGACCCAAAAGCTCTCAATAGAGGTGATTCAACTACCTCTCTCGCAATCACCGCAGCTTGTGATGCCAATACAATGCCCAACCCGGTGATGGGGGCGATAATCATAAACAATCCTTGATATATCTTACTAAATGATGCACCTAGTAATTTACCAGCACCTTTGACCGCCGATATGACTTGCAAATTATCTAGTGTCTTGTATAAACCTTTTGCCCCGTCAACAAGTTTCCTTCCCCCTTCTGTTTTACTGAAAAACTCTTCTGCTTTTTTCAGTGTTTCTTTTACTTTATTTGGCATCCACTCATGAACAAAAGAGTCAAATCCCTTGACGATAGCATCGTATGTTTTAGAGGATTCAAAGGTTTTCTTTGCTACTTCTGCCGATTGTTTTGACTGCATCAAATAAGCAAATTGAACGGTCTCCAAATCTTTGAAGTCCATTTTGTCTATCATTATCTTGTCCCAAATAGCGTCTAAGTTCAACTCTTTCATGAACTTATCAGCCAAATATTCTTCAGCTATTTCCGTCAGTTCTGCTAGTTTTTCCGGTGCTAGTTCTGATGTTCTATCTGCATACTTCCTTAAGTATTCTTCTACTTTTTTAGGTGACAATTTCGACGGGTCTATCTCTTCAAAAGAGTTTTTCTTTTTCCTGTCCTCTCTGATTTCTTTTATTTTTTGACCGGCTCTTGTATTTGCCAATGGATCAACTATTCTGTTTTTGCCAAAGGTGGCTAAAGGTTTTCCTACTCGGTTTTTAACTAAGTTACCAGCGGCTCGACCGGCTCTTCGGGTTAATGATTTCTGTTTTTTTATTTCATTTAGTCTTTCATTGTTTTCAGCGTAAAACTGTGCCACAGCATCAAGAGGATTCCCTTTTGTATTTTTCATTTTCTCTTGTCTGTTTAAACTCCAGCTGCCAGAGTTCATGTAAAACTCTATTATTCCTTCTGCTTCATCTTTTGTTACTTTCGCTTGTTTAAGTAATTCTTTTATTTTTTTCTTATAGTCTTCTGGATTATTTGATTTAACGTCTAGCATGCTATTCTGTATGTGATTTGCTAACCACTCCACATTCCCAGCCCTAACATCTTGGAATATATCAAACATTTCTTTTCTGTCAGTAATTCCTATAGCCTTCAACTTCTCTTCGTATTGCTTAAAGAATTTTCTATCAGGTAAGAACTTTAATGATATTTTTTTCCCATTCTTGCTGACTTCTCTGGTGTGGGCTAAAGTCTCATCATCCATTTGACTTAGCAACCGACTAAGAGGCGATCTTTTCTCTACGCTATTTAGCTTTTCTCTGTCTCTCTTTCCTTTTTTTGTTTTTGCCCACACATCTATATAGGCTGAATTACTGGCCAATATTTCTGTAAAAGAAGGTCGTCCTTTTGTCTTTTTGGTTGGATTTGATTGGGCTACGACGCTAGTCTCTTCTTGTGCTTCTTTGTATCCATCTACGATCTGAATCAATGAATCAGTCAACGTATTTATGTCTGCACTAGCCAACCCATCCTCCAACTCCAATAATGGTTTTGTATCTATATTTGCTATAGTGCTACCGACTCTATTAAATACCCATGCTATTTCATCCCATGATTTTTCTATTGCTTCTGTTGTGTCATCAAGAGACTCTAAGACAGGAGAATTGTCAATAACAACAGATGCAAAAGCGTCAGAGATTTCTTCTACTATAGAGTTAGCGTCCTCCAGTATCTGTGTGAATTCCAAGTCTTCTATTGCTTTATCCCAATCTTTTAACTCTCTTGTTAGACTCTCTGCAAACGCTTTAGTCCGTTGTTTTTCAATCTGTTTTAATGCCATCATAATAGCAGGCATCCCGGTTAGTCCCTGTGGTTTTACCGGGGTTTGGCTTTGCTCTTTTAAAACTCCTTTCTTTTCCCATTTAGCGTCCATCTCCTGATCTGACAGTTTTGCTATATCAGAAAGCCATTCCTTTTCTTTTTCTTCTATCTCTTTTGCGATTTCCTCAAAATCAGGAGACTCCTCTAAGCCAAGCATACTTTCAATGCCGGCCCTGCTTCTTGTTTTTTCAACAAAACCAGCCGATTGTCTCGCCCTATTTCGATCAGCGTTCTGAAGTGATTGCTTTGTCTTCTTCTCTAATATTTGATTCGTAGCAGAGACTATCCCCGTGAAGGTCACTAATTCTTTCTTTGCCTCCTCATTTGCCATCCGTATTTCTTCTTCTTTTCTTTTTACCCCCGCAAAAGTTTTTTCTATCTCCTTCATAGACGCATCTACTTCTTTTGATCCAAAGTAATCTCCAGGCAAATAATCAGGGTCTTGTGTTCTTTGTTTATTCCTGTTGTACAACAACTTAAATGTGGTCTCTAGTGTTTTGGCTAATCTTACATCGTCAGACGCTTTTCTTTGGATTAATATATTGGCAACTTCTTTCAATGTAGGGACACCACTAGCCATTTTTTCTTTGAATGGCGGAAAGATTACGTCAGGACCTGGTTCGGTTAATGCCGTAGGCAAAGGTTCTCTTTTTTTTAAGGAATTAGAGACTTGAGATAGAGATGGTATTACATTCTTTTTCTCGACATATTGAGAGAGATCAGATAAAGAGGGGATACCTTTGTTATTTCGTCCGTACTGTTCTTCTTTCTCTACTATTTCTTTCTCTATCTCAGCCGGGTCAAAATTAGACGTTAGACTATTTATATCTGCGGATAAATTTGAACTCCTCTTAGCATCTACGTCCCGTAAATAAGATGCCAGGGTAAACATCTCTTTATTTTTTTCTATCTGACGATTTGTTTGTTCTAATATCGCCGCCATCTTATCCTGTATAACAACAGCCACCTCATCTAAAGACGACAACCCTTGTATTAAACCGGCCCCTATATTCTCGCCTATTTCTTCAAATTCACCGGCTGGAGAGTGAATATCTAAGCTGTCTTTTGTAGCTTCTGTTATTGTGTCGCCAATCAACATCCCCATGTCAGCTACTTCGTCTATATCTATACCTGACTCCAGACCTTGCGTGATATTTTTTCCTACTTCGGCTAAAGAGTTAAATAAAACGCCACTTTCTTTTTTGAATAATGCTTCTTGTTTTTTTGTAGCAGCCTTCTCTAATGTGCCTGCTGGCAACATTTTTGATACTCGTTTAATATTGCCTCTCAGGTGAAGCAAATAACCCTGTAATTGCTTTGACGCTGATGGCGAAAAGACATTCTCTCTTTGTTCTTTCTTGATTGCCTCAATAGCTTTTTGGGCTTCTTCAATTATCTTTAACCCTTTCTCTGTGTCGTCCGCAGGAATACTTTTCATCCCATGTAGCTGTTTATCTACAGACGACTCCATCCCATGCAGTAAGTCCAAGATATATGCTTCTTTTTCTTTTGTGACAGGAGCCATATCTTTGCGTCCTTCGGCCTCCAGTATCGCATTATCTATTTCTTCTGTGCTTCTTTCTAATATTTTTTCGATGTATAGTGCTTTGTTTTTTTGCTGATTAATGCCTAACTGAAAAACAATATCTTTTAATTTAGGAATAGTCCTTTTTTCCAATTCTTTTTTATATTCTTCTAATACTTTTCCTGCTTGCGAATCCGGGAGTGATGAGGCATCTTTTGCTTTTGGTGCAACCCCTACCTGCACCTTAGACTGCATATATTCTCTTATAGTTTGCCCTCCTAGGTATTCATCAGTTGAATGTCCTGGTAGTCCACCACCTGTTGATTCAAGTGGCAACCCTGGAAATCTAACAGAGCCTTGATTAAATAACCCTACTTTTGCCACCGCATCATCTAGTGATAAAACAGATTCAAAGTTAGGGTTGTTAGGGTCGGGAGCATTCTCGACAGGTTTCGCTAATCCCATTGTGGCCGTACCATAAGACAGCCCGCTTATAGTAATATCTCGACCAAGCGAATCTTTTATTATTTTGACTAAATCAATTGTATTAACAACTTCTATTATTTCCCTGGCTATTGCCCCTCCAAGGCTATGAGCCACTATTGTTACGTCTTTTAAATCCGGGTTGTCTTCTACCGTTTTTACTATGTCTGCAATTACTTCAGTCGTTAATGACGAATAATTAGTTAGGTTCGTATTTAAAGCACGATAAGCATACTGAAGGGCATTGTCATTCTTTCCTCCTTTTAGTTTGCTATCCCGATCTAACTCTGGAGACGTTCTTATATTTAATGCTTGGTTCTCTGTGTCAGTCAAGGACTCTATTTTTTTCTGCAATGCTTCGTCAGGTTCTATACCAAACCCAGGCAAATAAACCACTACACCTGGTTTCCCTTCTGTATTAAAACCTTGTGCCGTTTCTTTTTTATCAACCACCTCTTGTATGGTATTTCCTATCTGTTTTTTTCTGGTTTCAGATACTGTCTTGCTAAATACTTCACTCGTTTTTTGGATAGCCTGCTCTAACGTAACAAAAGCTGTCCCTGTCTTTTCGCTCCTTTGCTTTATTGATCTATTCAGCCTGTTTAGTGTTACTGACAACCCATCTGCTACTTTACTAACAGATGACAAGTCTAAATCTTCATTCCCTCCATCTTGTAGCTGAGATAAAAACTCTTTTAGCTTGACCCTGTACGCAGTAAGAAAGTTGTCTATGTCATCTCTGTTCTCTTCTGTTGCATCAACTATGTCGCTAAAAGAATTAGATAACTCGTCTAATTGAGCAAAACCTTCTACTTGACTTGCTGTACTTGTTAATCCATCAAGGACTCCGTTTATAGCCGACTTCAATTGAGAGAAAGATTGCCTTGACTCTACCGCCAATTCATGTATAGACCCTGAAAAATCAGACGAGTCACTTGTCGCCGAAACAAAAGCCAATTTAATTGTCTCAAAGGCTTCTTTTGCATTCTTTTCAAACTCTGGGGTTTTGATTAACTGCGTCACTTGCCCAGCGTATTCATCAGCCCTTTTTTGTACCTTGTCAAAATTATCAGGCACGTTCCCCATTCCCATTAGTCTTAATGGGACCTCTGCTTTTCTTACCGCTCTACCTGCTTTTTTAAGGACGCTAGACGTTATCTTGTTCCCCATCATATCAATACCTTCTTGGAAGAAAGTATTGTAAATAAGACCTTGTGTTGCGGCCGTTTTTACTTCTTTTATTAAACTATATCTAGCTGATTTTTTAACCTGGCTACTTATTTGTTTTGACGACTGCTCTGATGTTTTCTGGAATACACTAGAAATATCTCGATGCCCTTTCTCTAATATATTAGAAATATTGCTTAATTTGTTACTAGAAGTAGATAGCGTATTACTAGAACTCTTATCTATTGTTGAAGATAGATTTCTTAAGTCTCTTTGTAAAGACTCAAACCCCTTTGAGTTTATATTACCAATAGCGTTCATGCTATTAGACAATCTATTCGATGTGTCGGCAAATGGTTGGACTTGATTGCGAGACGTTGGCTGTGATTGCCTTTGCTTTGTACTACCTTGTTGCGTAGCGTTATATTTTACATCAACATAAAAAGATGTACTTTTAATCCTTTCGTGTAAATCTCTTAGGGCTTCCTCTATTCCCTCAAGGTTTAACTCAACAGCAATCTCAACGCCACCTACCATAACCATAATTACCAACTCCCCGCAATACCAATAATTACTTCTATCTTACATATTTCAGGCTGATTTAACAAGCTATTTTGTCTATTTCTAAAACAATTTTTAACCTGATAAGGTAAAGCATCAATTAATAACTCCGATGCCTCTAACGTATCACTTTTTAAATCCCATTGTTTAAGGTATATTTGCCATAAATAATCACGTGAGTACCCTGCTAATATTTGGTTGACTCTCGCTTCAGGATAATAAAGAACAACCTCTATTCCCTCACCTGTTTTAGTACCTTCTGGCGGGAATACATCGTTACCTAAAATAGGATTAATAGCAATAGCATCTACTATCACACCACTAGGTAAAGTATAAGTAGTTAATAAATCCTTTAAATTAGAAATACAGCTAGACTTGATTGTCATAGCTGTATCAGAAAAATAATTAGCAATGTTGCTCATAATTTTGCCTTTAACTTCACCACAAAATTGTCGAATGGATCGTATCTCTCAATCCCTTTATCCGGCCAGTTTCTACCAGGGATAAACCGCCCGGACCAGGTAGTAAAACCAACAAAAACATCACCGGCATAATGGTCTCCAGTTTCAGGATCAACCGGGTCCCATTGCCAGGATGCTTTTACTTTATTTCCTTCTGTTGATAGCTCTAATTGTTGAGATTCTTTTAACCGACCAGACCAAATAATATCCTGGTTAAATACCCCTATATCGGCGAAAGCATTAGCATCTGAGATGACCGCCTCAAATTCCATGTCAAGTTCTTTAATAGTCTCTTCAAATGATTCAGTGATCATTCGTTTTAACTGCGCCAGACCTTGATAATTAATTTTAAACTTGGATTGTTTCGGTCTTCTCACGATACTCGCTCCCAAATCTCATCTAATACAAACTCATCAAATACAGATGGTATTTCTATATCAAAGTGTTCCCTAGTATCAATGCAATAAACTCTCTTACTGCCTTGTACTCCCTCTATTAGAGCAAGTGGAAACTTAATATAGTTGTCAGTCACATTAGGGGAAAAGATCACCACACCCGGAGCCATTAACGCTCTTAAATGTTTGACTGGCACTGCATGATCTGGTAAGGTATCGCCCTGAGTTAATTCATCGTGAGGTAGCCATCCTATCACCCAATTAGGCAATTTCTTTTCCCTTAACAATGACTTGACTACCCGGCACAAGATAGGTGAAAAGCGTTGGTCAGAAGGACGGAATAAGCAAAAGTCTTTAGGACTGGTGTAAGGTGGTTTTGTTTTTTGAGAGTTAACATAAACAGAAGTTAGCTGTGCTATGGCTAATTCCTGTAAATGTAATTGTTCTCTTGCTAATTCCTCTCCTTCCCTCAACGCCTGAAGTATTAACCCTCTTGACTGATACCCGAACTCACCATAACTAAATCTTCGGTCATGAGGCCAGTACCGTTGGATTCTCCAGTAGATTTTTCCCCAGTCGGTAGGCTCTTGTCTTTTGTACTTGAGGACTTGCTCTTTCTGGGGGATGATGATTTTCCCGATTCTTCATCTACTGCCACCTCCTGCTTGCCAGCGGATTCAGTATTAAAGAATTTAGCCAATGCCTCAACTACCTGCTTTGGTAATTGCTTGATGTCTTCTAAACTCCAATCATTGATGTCGTCTATTTGCTGTTCTAAAATAGATACTTCTACTTTCTCTTCATCAGTGTAATCACGACCAGCAGACTTGGTTTTAATCTCTTTAATACGTGCCTCAATCGGACCTAATAATCTAGGGTAAATAACGTAAGCACCAAATAAAGCCTTACTAGCAGAAGCCAAAATAATCTCAGTATTTAACTCAACAATTTTGCCAGTATATTCCCCTCTGATTTTATCGTTTTCTTTTTCTAATTCCTTTTCTTCATCGGTTGTCACCTCTTGAGTAGGAATAATAACTTTTAATGCACGGTCAGCAGTTACACCTTTTTCTCGACTAATTAACGCCGCTAAGTCTAATAATAATCGTGTTTCATCTTTGACATTGTGTTCTTGTAATAACTGTTGATACTTACTATCCTCTAATACAGTAATATCGTTTCTGCTTTCAATCTCAAAGCTATCACCGTTCTTAGTGGTAAGTGTCACAAACTCCGATGTGGCTCTTGTTTTAAAGGGAAAACCCATATATTTTTGTCCTTCTTATTTGTTTTAATCTAAAAGTTTAGCAGTCAGAGAAATAACTCCAACTGCTACCTATTATAATACCTTGATGTGTTACAGGGCGGGTAAAGGATATTTACCAGGCTCTAACCAACGAAGCGGAGCGCCATCCAATTTCAAAGTAATGCTACTCATAATCGGACTTTCAGCAGGTGCATCAATGGGAACGCCTTGATCAGGGAAAAAGAACCCTTCAATCACGTCACCATGATCATACCCGTCAAAGTCAGGACAGGCGGGTTTTGGATAGGTGATTCTTGCCCATACCATCTCATTATTCCGAGATGCGTATTCTAAAATACGCCAAGCTGGTAACGTCATCCAGCAGTATCCTTCTAGCTGGAAACTACCGCCTTTTGTGGTAGGTGTAGAAGACTCCCAGCCAGCTTCATCTAATGTTTGCATAGCATCAGATTGGTTTGATGGTTGCCAATTACAGGAGCTACGACCGGGGAATGTTACAGGAAAAGTAATCAACGATCCGCTAGGAATATCATTAGCCAATGCCACTACGGTTAAACTAGTTGCACCAATAGCCACATCAGCGGTGATTTTAAAATCAACCTCTTTTCCTGTCGCTGGATCGGTTGCTGTCGCCCACATTGGTGCTAGAATAGGCTTAGTCAATGCAGGAGAAAAAGCAACTGTGATAGTTGTATCACCTGCATCTGCAACGGCTCCGGTTGTGGCTATGGAAACAGGAGCGGGAGTACGGGATAAACAGTCATGTTGAGGATATATCTCAATCTTTGTACCGGCTCCAGTTGATTTATAGCGATTAGCCATATTTACCTCATATTTAAAATGAAAAGGAATTTATATGACAACTCTGATTATTTCTAAAGGCGATGTATCTGTTACTATCGGTACTTGGTGTAATCCTATTATTTCCACTACTTACACTTTTTTACAGGGTGCTGAATTAAGTTACAGCCAGTTTGGTTTTGCTAGATTTGACCGGCAAACCTGCCCTATTAAGTCAAAGTGGACTGTGCAGTGTTACTTAGTGGATAATGTAAAAAACACTTTTTTAGACCTAATAAAAACAGCCGACATTCACGCTTTAGATGAAGACATGAGTTGGTTGCTGACCATGACTGATAACATTGATACCAAAGATGTTTTTACTAATTGTATTTTTATCCCGGTTAATGAATGCTCTGAAACAGTCATAGGTCAGAGATGGTCTGTTGATTTCTCTATTTATCAAGTCTGATCAACAGGTTGAGACTTTTTAGCCGTCTTTTTTTCTATTGGCACTTCATTCACATCTAACATCAACGGC